GTTTAAAAGGTTAGAGATTTCAGTAAAGAAAGGAGGCAAAAATGGACGATTTTCAAAGAAAACAAATTAGAAAACTACGTTCTGAAGGTTTGGGATACCAATCAATTGGAAAGATAGTCGGTTTGTCTAGGGATTCTGTTCGCAATTACTGCAAACGAAACCCAGAACTTTTGGGCTATCGAAATGCCGTCACAAAGATGATAAAAGACCAAGCCAGTGGCCTTCCTTGTTGCCTTCACTGTAAAGAAACCTTTATCCCCAAAGGAACTGGGCGACCTAAGAAGTTTTGTTCGGATGCCTGTCGGAGATACTGGTGGCAGGACCATCCAGAGTTACACCAGAAACAAAATACAGCTTACTATGAATTGACTTGCCAACATTGCGGTAAGTCTTTTTTATCATACGGCAATGCGAACCGGAAGTTTTGCAGCCATGCCTGCTATATTCAATCTCGTTTTTACTAAGGAGGTAGTATGAAAGTTACACAAGATATGAAGTGGGTCACTTTACCCATTGGGACATTAAAACCTGCAGCTTATAACCCACGAAAGAAGTTGAAAAAAGGTGATAAGGAATACGAAAAAATCAAGAAGTCCATTGTGGAGTTTGGCTATGTTGAACCGATTATTGTTAACTACGATGGTACTGTGATTGGCGGTCATCAACGACTGACCGTCTTATCTGACTTAGGCTATAAAGAAGTTCAATGTGTTCAGGTTCGGATTGAGGATGAGAATAAGGTAAAGGCCCTGAATGTTGCTTTAAATAAAATCACAGGCGCGTGGAATGAAGAACTTCTCGCAGACCTGATGGTGGACTTGCAAGATGCGGATTTCAATTTAGACCTAACCGGTTTTGAAGCCCCGGAAATCGATCAGCTATTTTCTAAAGTTCACAACAAGGAAGTGAAAGAAGATGACTTTGATGTAGATGGGGAGCTGACAAAGCCGACTATCTCGAAACAAGGAGATATCTGGCATCTTGGGAAACACCGAGTGATTTGTGGTGATTCTACAAAGCCAGAAACTTATCAGCTTCTCCTGGGAGATAAGAAGGCCAACCTTGTCGTAACTGACCCTCCTTACAATGTTAATGTGGAAGAAACAGCGGGTAAAATCAAAAATGATGATATGTCCGATGCAGATTTCTTTCAGTTCCTTTTTAACATGTTTGTCAACGTAGAACAGTCCATGGAGGATGATGCTTCCATCTATGTTTTCCATGCGGATACAGAAGGGCTGAACTTCAGAAAGGCCTTTAAGGACGCTGGCTTTTATCTGAGCGGTTGTTGCGTTTGGAAAAAGAATGCCCTGGTATTAGGTAGAAGCCCTTACCAGTGGCAACATGAACCTGTGCTCTATGGCTGGAAACAAAAAGGAAAACACCAATGGTTTTCTGATAGAAAGCAGACGACCATTTGGGAATATGACCGTCCAAAATCCAGCAAAGAGCATCCAACTATGAAACCTGTTCAGCTTATGGCTTATCCGATTCAGAATTCTTCCATGCGAGGGACACTTATCCTGGACCCATTTTTAGGCAGTGGCTCTACCTTAATTGCGGCTGATCAGACCGGTCGGGTTTGTTATGGTATTGAATTGGATGAGAAGTTTGTGGATGTTATTGTCAAACGTTATATGGAAGCGACGGAAAAGTCAGATGTGCAGCTAATCCGTGAGGGCAAGACCTTAGCTCTTGAAGAAGCAGTTAGTGAGTATGAGAAGGAAACAAGCGAAGCATAAGAAGGTGACGGAAACAGAAGCCCTCCAATATCTCAAGGGACCGTCTGAAAAAATGGTCGATTTACCACAAAATTCTCCTGAGGTAGAGGAATTGAGGAACGCTATAGAGCGTGCTCGTAAGACTAGACAATTTGGATGTTTGGAACTAGAGTATTTGGACCAAGCGATGAAAGAACTCGAATCAAAATTTCAAAATTAAGCATAATAATTATCTATTATAACTGGATAAATATGCAGATTAGAGGTATTATACCATTGACCAAATTAAATCCCCCAAAGGAGAAACATATGATGCTCTATTCAAGTGCAGAAGCCAACCTCATCTTGGAACAAGCCCACAATCGCTTAGACCTCTTATCCAAAGGATTTATAACCTTGACTCAAGAACGAGAGTTGGGCAGTGTAGAACAGGAAGAAGCTACCCAGGTTCATAACTTACTAACTTCCATTCAAGAAACCGATATGAGTAGAAAAATGGCTGATATGGAATTGTAGCTGATTGTCGAAGATACCAACCGTATCTGGGAAGAAGTGTCTTTCACTTAGAGGAAAGTGAGGGTAACAAACATGAATGCGAAGATTGTAGAATTATTAAAAAAGCGGTATCCTGCTGGAACAAGGGTGCGGCTCTTAAAAATGGAAGACCCGAATCCAGTGCCAATTGGTATGTTGGGAACGGTGGAAGATGTAGATGATATTGGTTCCTTGGTTGTTCAATGGGACAATGGCCGACAACTCCATGTGTTACATGGTATTGATGAAGTAGAGAAAATTGATTCATAAGAAATTAAGCTTTCGGGCTTTTTTCTTGTGGGCTGAAGGAGGTGAGGGCATGGCACAGAAGGGCAGAAAGCCCAAACCAATTAGTTTAAAAATCTTAGAAGGGAATCCTGGCAAGCGTCCATTTCCAATGAATGAAATTCAGCCCAAGAAAAAAGCTCCTAGATGCCCTTCCTGGCTTGAAGAAGATGCCAAGAAAGAATGGAAGCGTATGGGCAAAATCCTAGAAGGATTGGGACTTTTAACGGATATGGATATGACAGCTTTTGCGGGTTACTGCCAAGCTTATGCACGCTGGAAGGAAGCAGAAGAGTTTCTTTCAAAACATGGTTCTATTATTAAAACTCCCAATGGCTATCTCCAACAAGTGCCACAAGTTTCTATTTCTCAGACCAATCTTAAAATCATGCTCAAATTCTGTGAACAGTTTGGCTTAACTCCATCTGCCAGAACACGGCTGGCTTCAATGGATACAGAAGTGGGGTCAGGTGATGAAATGGAAGATTTACTAGGAGGGCGCTTATGACGTATCACTATATCCCTTCTCCCTTCATGCTTCCAACTTCTCATTACGATGAGAAGAAGGCAGACCGGGCAGTAACCTTCATTCAGAATCTCTGCCACACCAAAGGGCGCTGGGCGGGACAGAAATTCTTATTATTACCCTGGCAGGAACAAATTGTACGTGACCTTTTTGGTATCGTAAAGGAAGATGGGAATCGACAATTCCTGACGGCCTATGTAGAGATTCCCAAAAAGAATGGGAAGTCTGAACTGGCTGCTGCGATTGCTCTTTATCTCTTATACGCAGACGGGGAAGCCAGTGCCGAAGTGTATGGGGCAGCTTGTGACCGAAATCAAGCCTCTATTGTATTTGATGTGGCCAAACAAATGGTTCTGATGAGCAGAGCTTTAGAAAAACGCTCCAAAGTCATGGGGACGACTAAACGCATCATTAATTATTCCAATGCAGGCTTCTATCAAGTGTTATCGGCTGAAACTGGAACCAAGCATGGACTCAATGTATCAGGTTTAGTCTTTGATGAAATTCATGCCCAGCCCAATCGCCATTTATACGATGTCTTAACCAAAGGGAGTGGTGATGCCAGGGAGCAGCCGCTCTTTTTTATTATCACGACAGCAGGAAACGATAAGAACTCTATTTGTTATGAATTGCATACCAAGGCCTTAGATATACTAAAGGGGCGAAAAAAAGATAGTAGCTTTTACCCTGTTGTCTATGGCCTTTCAGAAGAAGATGATTGGAACGATGAAGAGAACTGGCTAAAGGCTAATCCTTCACTCGGCCATACAATTGGAATTGACCGGGTTCGGGAAGCTTATCTGAATGCCTTAGATAACCCAGCAGAAGAGAATATATTCAAGCAGCTGCGACTCAATATCTGGACCAATTCAGCAGTGACTTGGATTCCGGAACATATCTACGATAAAGGAAGACAGCCGATTGATGTGGAGAATCTAAAAGGCAGAGATTGTTATGCTGGTCTGGATTTATCTTCCACTTCAGATATTACGGCTCTTGTACTGATATTTCCACCTAGACATGAAGGTGAGAACTATCAGGTTCTACCTTTCTTTTGGTTACCTGAAGATACACTAGCTCTCAGGTCCAGAAGAGATCATGTGTTGTATGATGTCTGGGAAAAGCAAGGCTTTCTTCTTACCACAGAAGGGAATGTCGTTCATTACGGTTTTATTGAACGGTTCATTGAAAAACTCTCCACTATCTACCACATCAGAGAAATTGCTTATGACCGCTGGAATGCGACACAGATGGTTCAGAACCTGGAGGGCATGGGCTTAATAATGGTTCCATTTGGTCAGGGCTATAAGGACATGAGTCCACCTTCCAAAGAGTACTATAAACTCATGATGGAAGGTAAAATACAGCATGGAGGTCATCCGGTCCTAAAATGGATGGCCCAAAACGTAGTCATGAGACAGGACCCATCCGGAAATATTAAGCCTGATAAAGAAAAATCTGTCGAAAAGATTGACGGGATTGTCGCAACCATTATGGCTTTAGACAGGTGCATTCGACATCAAAAGAATGACGGTAGTATTTATGATGAGCGAGGAATCTTATCCTTTTAAATTAATTAGATTTTCCACAATTGAAAGAGTGATTGTAAAGCATCTCAAGCGAGGTGCTTTTTTTCATGCCTAGAAAAGGAGATGACTATGGGAATATTGGAACAATTAGGACTAAAACGACAGAGGGGAGAGCCCAAAAATAAGTATGAAGGGAATGACTTTTCGCTACTCTTTGGTCGAACCACGAGTGGGAAAACGGTCAATGAACGGACGGCATTACAAACGACAGCGGTCTATGCCTGCGTAAGGATTCTGTCAGAGACCATTGCATCTTTACCTCTCCATGTTTATCGATACACCGAAGGAGGAAAAGCAAAGGATACGGAACATGTCCTTTACACGCTTTTGCATGATGAGCCGAATCCTGACATGACATCTTTTGTCTTTCGGGAAACCTTGATGAGCCATCTCTTGATCTGGGGAAATGCCTATTCTCAGATTATTCGTGACCGTTCAGGTCAGGTGATTGGACTGTATCCTTTGCTGCCGGATCAGATGAGTGTTCACCGAAGTGAAAAGGGTAAGCTCTTTTATGTTTACAATCGCTATGAGGAAGATAATCCTAATTTTCAGGAAAAGGGAAGCATTGTTTTATCGCAAGAAGAAGTGCTTCATATTCCGGGATTAGGGTTTGATGGTCTGATTGGTTATTCTCCGATTGCTCTGGCGAAGAATGCGGTGGGTATGACGCTTGCTTGTGAAGAATATGGCGCTAGTTTCTTTGGCAACGGTGCTAACCCTGGGGGAGTTCTTGAACACCCGGGGATTTTAAAGGACCCAGGAAAGGTGCGAGATTCCTGGAATGCGGTCTATCAGGGCACTCGGAATGCCCATAAGGTTGCCGTCCTAGAAGAAGGGATGAGCTATAAACAGATTGGGATTCCGCCTGAAGAAGCGCAGTTCTTGGAAACCCGCAAGTTTCAAATCAATGAGATTGCGCGTCTCTTTCGGATTCCACCGCACATGGTAGGAGATTTAGAGAAGTCCAGTTTTTCTAATATCGAGCAACAGTCTCTTGAGTTTGTCAAATATACCTTGGATCCTTGGGTCGTTCGGTTTGAACAGGCCCTTAAGAAAAGTTTGTTGCTGCCGGAAGAGAAGAAGACCCATTTCATTAAATTTAATGTGGATGGCCTGCTTCGTGGAGACTATCAAAGTCGGATGAACGGCTATGCGATTGGTCGACAAAACGGTTGGCTCTCGACAAATGATATCCGGGAGTTAGAAGAACTCAACCCTATCCCACCAGAAGAAGGCGGCGACCTTTATTTGATTAATGGAAATATGACCAAGTTAAAAGATGCAGGAGGATTTATGAAAGATAACCATGAAGGAGAGAGTCATGAATAAATTTTGGAATTTCAGCGAGGATGAAACGGGGCGTGTGCTGCATCTAAATGGTACGATTGCTAGTGAATCCTGAGTGGATGATGATGTGACTCCGCAAATTTTTAAGAATGAACTCATGAGTGGCACCGGGCCATTAACCTTATGGATTAATTCACCGGGTGGAGATGTCTTTGCGGCAGCCCAAATCTACAACATGTTAATGGACTACAAAGATGACGTGACCGTCAATATTGATGGCATTGCAGCTTCGGCAGCCAGTGTCATTGCTATGGCAGGAACCACCGTCAATATGAGTCCGGTAGCTATGATGATGATTCACAATCCGATGACGGTCGCAATTGGGGACTCCAAAGAAATGGAGAAGGCCATTGCGATGTTATCGGAAGTAAAAGAGTCCATTCTCAATGCCTACGAAATCAAAACTAGCTTATCCCGGGTACAGTTGTCCCACTTGATGGATGCTGAGTCTTGGTTTAATGCTAAGAAGGCTCTTGAACTTGGGTTTGCGGATTCTATTTTGTATGAGCCTGCACCTCATGAAGATGGGACGGTTCAAAGTATGATGTTTAGTCGAGCAGCGGTGACCAACCAGCTGCTTTTAAAATTGGCTGATAAAAAACCTCAGCTCAAAACACCAGTTTCTCAGTTAGAGAAACGGTTGTCACTCTTGAAATAAGAAAGGAATAACCATGAGTAAAATTTTACAATTGCGAGAAAAACGAGCGCAGGTATGGGAGAAAGCAAAAAGCTTTCTGGATACCTGTCGGGATGATAGGGGGCTGGTTTCTGTAGAAGATACGGCCCGTTATGAAGAAATGGAAGATGAGGTTGTTCGCCTTGGTAAAGAGATTGAACGCTTGGAGCGGCAGGAAGCACTGGACAAGGAATTAGCCAGTCCGGTTAGTCAAGCCATTGTCGCCAATCCAACTGTAGGCGGAGGAAATCCAAAAGGCGGACGTTCCTCTAAAGCCTATAACACAGCTTTTTGGAACAATATCCGCAAGAAAAACTTCTATGATATCGAAAATATCCTCAGTATTGGAGACGACTCACGTGGCGGTTACTTGGTTCCAGATGAATATGAGAAACGCCTGATTCAGGCTCTTCAAGAAGAAAACTTCATGCGGAGTCTTGCAACGGTCATTCAGACTTCAAGCGGGGAGCGGAAGATTCCAGTTGTGTCAGGGAACGGTGAAGCCACTTGGATGGATGAGAACTCTAAGTTCAAGGAGTCAGAAGATACTTTTAGTCAAGTAACGCTTGGTTCCCATAAGGTTGGAACAGCCATTAAGATTTCTGATGAATTGCTCTATGATTCCGTCTTTGATTTGGAAAGCTATATGGCTAATGAATTTGCTCGTCGTATTGGTGTGAAGGAAGAAGAAGCTTTTCTGATTGGTGATGGAACAGGTAAGCCAACTGGAATTTTTCAAACAGTCACTGAAGGGGCGACTAGTGGTGGTGCGACGATTACCTTTGACGATGTCATGGATTTGTATCACTCGCTTAAATCACCTTATCGGAAAAATGCAGTATGGATTTTGAACGATTCGACTGTCAAAGCCTTACGGAAACTCAAGGACAATAATGGCAACTATATCTGGCAGCCATCTGTTCAAGCTGGTGTACCAGATATGATTCTGAATCGTCCTTATTTCACCTCTAGCTTTGTACCGACGATTGATACAGGTGAGAAAGTTTTGGCTTTCGGTGACTTTTCTTACTACTGGATTGCGGACCGTCAAGGACGTTCCTTTAAGCGTCTGAATGAGCTCTATGCAGAAAGTGGTCAAGTTGGCTTCCTTGCTAGTCAGCGTGTGGATGATAAGTTAATTCTGAATGAAGCGGTTAAAGTTTTGACCATGAAATGAGGCTTCTCATGAAGATTAGTTTGGAGGAAGCAAAGAACTATCTAAGGGTTGAACACTCAGAGGATGACCACTTGATTCAAGTCATGATTTCTGCCAGTGAAGAGTTGTGTTCCAGTATCCTACGCAAGAATCTGGAGGAAGTGACGGAGGAGAAAGAAGTTGACTTCCTTCAGACGATTGTTTTATTTGGGACAGCTTATCTTTACGAGCACCGAGAAGAAGGAGGGCAGGAGAGTTTGGTAGAACTCCTCAAGGCTCTTCTTTCTGCTCACAGAAGGGATGTGTTCTGATGAAGATAGCTCCATTAAGCAAACGGGTTTTCTTTGAAAAACGAGTCATTGTGCAAGATGCTATTGGCAATGAAAGCAGTCAGTGGCAGCCATTGTTTTCTAGGTGGTGTTCCTGCAAGGTACTTCTTGAAACGGAAGGCACTGCAACAGTAATGGTCAAGAATATTCATCAGTTACGCTTTACGCTGCGCTATGACCCGGCTATACAAGAGTTGGATAGTAAAACCACTCGTCTTCGCTTTGAGAATAAGGTTTATAATATCAAGGCCATTGATTCGTTGACTTATCCTCAGAAGATAATCCTGATAGATGCGACAGAGGAGGTACAATATGCCAATAATTGACCCGTCTGACCTAGCTTGGTTTGTTCAAAAGGAGTTAGAAGATTATGTTGAAAGGTCTACTGAAACAGTGAAAGCAGTGGTGGAAGACAGTACGCAGGAAGCCGTCAATGAGTTAAAGCAACATTCTCCAAAAAATCGGGGAAAATATGCTCGAGGATGGACCTCTACCGCGACTAAAGAAACGAATCTAGCTTTGACAAAAACGATTCATAATCGAACACCAGGACTGACGCATCTCTTAGAAAATGGTCATGCCAAACGAGGCGGTGGCAGGGTTGAAGGAATTCGGCATATTGCCCCTGTTGAAGAAAAGATGATTCGCCAATTTGAAGAGCGCTTGAAGGAGAAGTTATGAAAAAAGATGAGTGGTTTCCATTTTTAAGCAGTCTAGGTTTGTCCAGTGCTTACCATCATTTTGAGGAGGGGCATAGTCCAGCTCCTCCCTTTTTGGTGTATTGGTTTCCTGCTTCTCAGAATTATGGAGCAGATAATCTGGCTTATCACAAAGGAAGTCAAGTCAGACTGGAGCTTTATACCGAGAAAAAAGACCTTGGTTTAGAAGAGAAAATAGAAGCGGCACTCGATAGTCATTCTCTCTTTTTTGACAAGGAAGAAACCTATCTGGATACAGAAAAGCTGTATCAGGTTATTTATCATTTAAGTCAATAGAAAGGAAAAATCCGATGGAGAAAAATAAAGTCACCTTTGGTCTGCAGGATGTCCATTGGGCAGAAGTAACCAGAGAAGGAGATGATGGGGCGCTGACCTACGGGACAGTGGAGCGACTTAGGGGTGCTGCAGAGCTGACCTTGGAGCCACAAGGGGATTCTGGTTCCTATAAAGCAGACAACATCAATTTTTATACGACAGAATCTAATGATGGCTATGAAGGAACTCTGAAACTGGCTCTTTTGACACAGGAATTTTTGACTCGAGTGTTGGGAGAAACTATTGATGCCCAGAGTAAAGTCATCTCAGAAATTGCAAGCAGTGAGAAAAAAAACTTTGCTTTGATGTTCCGATTTGAAGGGGATAAGAAAGAAACGCTCCATGTGCTCTATTATTGTTATGCAAGCCGGCCAACAGTAGCTTCTAAAACAAAGAGCGGTTCAGACATCAATGAAGTGGAATTGAAATTCAAAGCCAGTCCTCGGTCGCTTGATAAGCTAGTCCGTCGCAGGACCACAGAGGATACCCCAGAAGATGTCAAAAAGACTTGGTTTACAAAAGTCTATGAGCCAACTGTGAAACCGGGAGGTTAATCATGCGAAAAATGATTCAGTTATCAGGTAAGAACATTGAGCTAGCTACTAATGCTTACACACCGATTGCCTATAAAAAAGAATTTGGGAAAGATTATTTTCAGGATCTGTTTCAAATGTTGCAGGCGGAGTCGATTCTAAAAAAAGCTGAACAGCTAGAAGAAGGCAAAACTTTATCTGCATCGGATGTGGATATGAGCATGTTAGCGGATTTTGATATGACGTTTTTCCACCGGCTCTTTTGGGTTTTTGCCAAATCAGCTAACCCATCTATTGAACCTTTTGAAGAGTTCTTTATGGGCTTAGAAGAATTTCCGCTTCAAACAGTAGGACCGGTTCTGATGGAATTGTTAAATCAAGGAATGACCACCAGAAAAAAGTCGACGCGTCGGAAGAAGCGAGTAGAGAAACCTTCATGGTAGAATCCTATCTTCACTGTTGTAAAGAGACAGGACTATCCATGTCAGATTTAAAAGAGATAACGATTGGCATGGCCTTGGACTATCAGACAGACTATGTGGAAGTGCGTACCAAAGAAGCAGATAGAACTCGCAAGGCTACGCAGACAGACTTTGATAACTTTTGATGTAGCGGTAAGGAGGTAGGGTATGGCTGGAACCATTAAAGGAATCACAATTGAAATTGGAGGCGATACCCAGCCCTTACAAAAAGCTCTAAAAGGGGTGAACCACGAAGCCTTAGAAGCAAGCCGAGAACTGAAACAAATTGATAAGGCACTAAAATTTGACACAGGCAATGTCACTCTCTTAACTCAGAAACAAGAGGTTTTAGCCAAGCAAATTCAAACAACCAAAGAGAAGCTAGAGACACTACGTCAAGCCCAATCTCAGGTAGAAGCTCAGTTTCAAAGCGGGAAAATCGGAGCTGATCAGTATCGGGCTTTTCAAAGAGAGGTCGAAATCACTCAGAACACTCTCAAAAGCTATGAAAATAAGCTAGAGGGTGTCAACCGAGCTTTGGAGCAAAATGGCTCCAGTGTCACCAGCAACAAAAGTAAACTAGCTGCTTTAGGAGCTGAACAAAATCAACTAGCATCAGAGAGTGAGAAAGTCGCTTCCTCCTTTAAGTTGCAAGAAAGTCAGCTAGGTCGTAATGCCAGTGAATCTGAAAAACTGGCCCTTGCTCAGAAAAAGGTTGCGGCTCAGTCAGAGATTGTCGAGAAACAGATTTCCAATTTAGAACGGCAGTTAGAGTTGACCAAGGCTGAATACGGTGAGAACTCAGTTGAAGCCAATAAACTAGAAAAGTCACTCAATGAAACCAAGACAGCTTATCATCATCTGCGAGATGAGATGAGCAGCATGAGTGGAGCAAGTGATAATGCCAACCACAGCTTAGTAGAAACTAACAATCTTCTAAGGTCTGAGATTCTAGCCAACTTCAGTGAAAAACTGAACGAAATCAGTCAGAAGCTGATTGACTTCGGAAAAGCAACACTGGAAGCTTTTCGGGAAGTGGACGAAGGGATGGATATCATCGTCACCAAAACCGGTGCCAGTGGAAAAGCGCTGGATGAGATGACAGATATTGCAAAAGGTCTTGCGACTGAAATTCCAACGGACTTTCAAACAGTGGGCAGTGCTGTTGGTGAGCTTAATACCCAGTTTGGGTTGACTGGTGATGCCTTAAAGGACGCTTCTGCGACTTTGATTAAGTACGCAGAAATCAATGGTTCGGACGTGACGGAATCAGCCATTTCCGCAAAACAAGCCATTGAAGCATATGGACTTGAGACGAGTGATTTAAATCGGGTCTTAGATACCATCACTTATACGGCCCAGGCGACTGGTGTCAGCGTTCAGGATTTGATGACCAAAGCCATTCAAGGTGCTCCACAAATTAAGGCTTTAGGACTTTCGTTTGATGAGGGTGTGGCTCTTATGGGGCAGTTTGAAAAAAGTGGGGTCGATTCTTCGGCTACTCTTTCTTCCCTCTCCAAAGCAGCAGTCAACTATGCGGCTAAGGGCAAAGATCGGAAGAGCACACGTCTGAACTCCAGT